CAGGCATTCATGCAGATGTTCCATATTATTCAGCAGAACAATACTTTTCTTTAAATATAGATGACATTGAAACTTGGAAACAAGAAAATATCAGAGGATATAAGGGGAAAAAGTTATGATAAAAGTAAGATTGACTTTTATAGAAGATAAAGATGGACAAGAAGATCTTAGGAAAATGATACAAGATCTTAAAGAAAATTATATAGTTTTAAATGAAAGTAGAGTTTATAAAGGTAGAAATGGAAGCCGATATTCTAATATTTATTTAGATATTGATAAAAAGAAATAAGAAAAAGGTGTTCTTCACGAACACCTTCCAATAATTAGAGAAAGCAACTTGGAACGTTAGTTCTCTAATTGGCCTATCTAAATTATAACATAAGGGATAGGTGATTAACATATGGAAATTAATAAAAATGAATTTAAGCAATATAAAGATAAAATTGAAGATAATTTAAAAAAATATCCTTACTATCAAATATCTATAGAAATGCCTGGTCTTGGAACAGCAGCAATACCTAATGGGGTTTTAAGTCAAAATAATAAGATAGCAGATCCAACTGCCGATGCAGTAACAGATGATGAATATAAAAGAAATCTAGTAAATAAAATAAATTATGTATTCGATAGGCTTCCAAAAAGCGGTAAAAGAATAGTGGAATGTGCATATTTTATGGATGGTGTAATAAGTAATGATGAAGTAATTGAAGAGTTGAATATAAATAGAAATAGGTATTATGACTTGAAAAAAAATGCATTGTATAAATTTGGTATGGTATTTGGATATTTTTAATTTAAATATATATGGTACAAAACAGGGATTATTTTAGTATTATTTTATGATTAAATAGGGATTAAAACGGGATTATTTTATATACAAATTTAAGATTACAAGATAAAATTTATGTATGGTCAAAAATTATATACAGATTTAAACTTTAAAGCACGAACGCAATTGTTTGTGCTTTTTATTTTGCAAGAAAGTGGGTGAGAACTATAGAAGGTATGTATACAAATTACAAATGTTTTAGATGTAATAAGGAAAGTATTTTAATTACAGAAGAGGTATCAGCTACATTGAGAGATGGTAAATATTTATCATGTTCTCATTGTGGTTCAAAAAAAATTAAAGAAGGAAAAGCAACTGACAGTTTAAAAGAGTGTATGGATCATGGAGTTTGGAAAAAAGAACATGGAAAAATAAAGCAGGTAAGATATGAAAAAACGTAGAGAGATTGATTATTTACTTGATGAGGATGAATTAGAAGATGAAGAAGAAAAAGTTCGAAAAGTAAAAGAGCCATCAGAGCCAATTCCAGAAGATCGATACAAACAATTTAAGTACAGAATAGTAGAAATGAGCAAAGAGTTTCCAGAAAGAAATTTGATGCTCTTTTTACTAGGGATTGCAACTGGATATAGAACAGATGATATTGTTGATTTAACTATAGGAGAAATAAAAGAAGCTCTTGAAGAAGAGTTTTTTATTATTCAGGAAAAGAAGCAATACAGACGTTGGAAAAATAAAAAAGATAACGATCCAGAATGTGATAAAAAGATGCCCCAAAAAAGAAAAGTTGCGATAAAGGCTAAACTTAGGAAACTATTAAAAGAATATATAAAAGATAAAAATAAATCTGAATGTGCATTTAAGTCAAAAAAAGGTAGATATATTTCTGCTAAATCGTTTAGCGAATTTTTAACAAAAGTAGGCGAGGATTTGGGACTAGAACATATAAGTGGACACAGCATGAGAAAAACTTATGCAACTAGATTATGGGAGGAGAAACACGATATGAATTACGTAAGAAAAGCGTTAGGACATAAGAGTATAGAAACAACACAATTATATTTAGGTTATGGAAATAAAGATATAGAGGATGCAGCAGAAATAACTGATAGCAAATTATAAGTTTTAGTCATTAATCGGCAAAAAAAGAAAGAATACTTATTTAGAGTTAACCTAAAAAGTTATTACTAATATATGCACTGAAAAAAAGTAATGCGTAATCATAGGTATTATTGCCGATTATAAAACAAGTATGAAAATAGAGATAAAGCTAGTAGTATCAACACTTTAACTATATTTGCATTAAGTCATAAAAAATATAAAAAAATGTGAGGTTTTAAAAGTTGGGAAATACACCAAAAATCAAGGGATTTAAAATCATGATTGTCTAAATAGAAAGGGGGTGTTTTCACATGGCAAAAAGCAAATGGAATGAAGTTAAAGAAAAACTGGCGGACGTTGAAATATGGGCATCTATGGGATTATCTGAAACGCAAATTGCTTATAATTTAGGAATAAGTAGAGCAACCTTAGAGAACTATAAAAGAGACCATTTAGACATTTTGGAAAGTTTGAAAAGGGGCAAAAATAAGGCTGATTTTAAAGTTGAAAATGCATTGTATAAAAAAGCTACTGGATATGAAATCAAAGAAACTGTAGCAGTTAAATTAAAAGATATTTACTATGACGATAAAGGCAACAAATGTCAGAAAGAAAACTTAGGTACTGTTGAAATAACAAAAGAGATACCAGCAGATGTTCAAGCAATTAAGTTTTGGTTAATAAATAGAAATCAAAGAAGATGGAAAGATAATCCTACAAGAGCTGATATTGATAAAGCATTATTAGAAATTAAGAAAAAAGAAGCTAACTCAAAGGATATTGATATGTAGGTGAATATTAATGCCAGTGTATAAACAATGTAGTAAATGTGGAAAGAAGATAGAGCAATACAAACAATGTGAATGTACGATACAGGCTAAGAAGGATAGTTATAAGAGATATAGAGATAGAAGACGTATGGATAAAGAAGAGAAGAAAAGACAGGACTTCTATTGTAGCAAAGAATGGTTGAGGTTAAGAGATATAGTTAAGGTTCATTGTAATGGGATAGATATTATTATGTGGTATAAGGATGGAACAGTTGAATTTGGGCATACAGTGCATCATATTATAGAGATATCTGAGGACTGGAATAGTAGATTAGATGTAAATAATCTTATATATGTAACAGAGCGGACACATAAAGTAATTCATGCAGAATACAACAAAGGTGAAAGACAGAAGAAAGTAATGCAGAAGTTATTGTTTGGTTTGTTAGATACGTTCAACAAAGATTTTAATAATAAGTATGCAAGGAATCAAAATGGGAGGGGTGGGTGAAAAAGTTTCAGCAAAGAGTAAAAGAGTCCGATATGTTCTCCCAGTCACGCACAATCTGTAAAATGAAAATTTCAAAATTTGAAACAAAGGAGGTTTTGGAATTATGGCAAGACCTTGTAAAAGTGCAAAGGTGCTTACAGAATCTTCACAAACTAAAAAAGAAATTAATGAAAGAATTGAAAATGAAGAAAAGCTAAAAGGAAAATCAGGTAATATAAATCCACCTGATTATTTAAGTGATAACCAAGTAAATATATTTAATTATATTAAGAATGAACTTGAAGAAAGCAAACTTTTAGGTAATCTAGATATTTATATTTTAACTAAAGGCGTTATTGCGATTGATAGATTACAATTTATAGAAAGTAAAATAAATAAAAAGCCAGGACTTTTGCTACAGAGTCAATTTATGAGTAACAAGAAAAATTATGATAATGATTTTTTTAGATGTTGTAATGAATTATCGTTAAGTCCACAATCAAGAGCAAAACTAGCTAATATTAATGTAATAGCACAAGAAAAGAAAGATGATCCAGTGACTAGAGCATTAAAAGGTGAAGATTAAAAATGATATTACTAGATAAAGCATTAAAATATTGTGATGATGTATTGAGCGGTAAGGAAATAACAACTACGGAAGTAATACAACAGTGTGAAATATTTCGAAATGAGTACATTATTAATCAATATAAGGATAATTTTGAGTTTTGTTTCAGTGAAAAAAAATTAAAAATAATAAATAATCTACTTAAATTATTTAATTACGCAACAGGATTTGTAGCAGGAAAAGAAGTACTAGAAGGTTTGGAAGGATTCCAAGCTTTATTTTTATGTGCAATTTTTGGATGGCGATATAAAAATGACTTAGATAAATTTAGATATAGAGATGTAGTCTTATTTATCCCAAGAAAAAATTCAAAGACTTTTATTATTGCAGTAGTTTTACTATTACTAATGCTTACGGAAGACAATTTTTCAGAATTTTACAGTATATGCGTAGATAGAGATTTAGCTACAGAAGTAAGAAAAGCAATGGCTCAACTAATTGGTGCTAGTGATTCATTAAAAAAACATTTTTTTGTATCTGAATCTAAAATAGGTATAATCAAATGCTTGCTAACTAATAGTTTTTATTATCCTCGTACAAGTAAAGCTAATAAAAATAATGCAATAAGACCATGTGCATGTTGTGTTGATGAAGTTGGAGCATTTACAGATAATGCTAACATACAAGCAATGAGGAAAGGGCAATTAAATGTAAAGAATCCACTTATGCTAAAGATTACAACTGCATATGCAGAATCAGATTCAATAATGCTAGAAGAATTGGATTATGATAAAGCAGTACTAGATGGAACTATAGATAATCCAAGGCTATTTGCATTGCTATATTATTGCACAAGGGAAGAAGCGTGGACAGATGAAGGATTATACAAAAGTAATCCATTAAGAATAGAAGAAAACTATAAGGAAATTAAAGAAGATAGAGAAACAGCAAAAGTTAAAATTAGTGAACAGGAAGAATTATTTACTAAAAACTTAAATATATTCCTTGAAACAAATGAGTTAAACAAATATTTAGAAATAACATATTGGAAAAAATGTTGT